CAAACAAATATAAAAAGAAATACGCGGACGGCGGTATGATGGAATATGCCAACGGTGGTGGTGTAGGTTCTATGATGCAACCTAAAAGTAAAACAGGTAAAGCAGTTAATGAATTACAAGCTAAAGCACCTGAAGGTGAATTTTTAGCTTACATAAATCCAGATGAAGCAGCTATGCTTAAAAGAGCAGGTGGTTCGGGTGAACCGGTAAATGGTATTGGTATTCCAAGTTTTAGACCACAAGATAGGGGTAATGCAGCTAATCAAGCAGCTAGCGCTGCTAACACTGGTAGTGGAGGTGGTAGTCGTTCTAACAATAACAACAATAACAATAACAATAACAATGATGGACCTAGAGGACCTCAAGAATTAGGTACTTCAACTAGAACAGTTAATAGAATAACGGCTCCAGAAGCTTATGAAATAATAGGCGGTCAAAGATTTAATGTAAACCCCAATACAACAGACGAAAGAAACAGAGCAAGAGTTAAACAAGAAATATTAAACGCCCCTTTAGGAAATAGAAATTCAATTAATAAAACTGGAATTTTTAGTGGAGGTTTTAATCCATTCTCCTTGATTGCAGGAATATTTGGCGGACCTTTAGCAGGACTTTTAACACGTGGTATAATGAAGGGTAAAGATAAAGTAGGAGACCTATTTGGTAATTTTAATAAAACCATGAGAGGAACTAATCCTGATGGAACTACTAGAACTCAAGCAGAATATGAACAAGCTAGATACGACAGACAACAAGTTGGTAGACTAGATAAATTATACGCTGCAAAAGATAGGGGTTATAATACTTTAACTCCATTTGGAAAATTTAAAACAACTGACTTTACTCCAGGACAACAATCTAAAATAGATATGTTGGAACAAAATTATGATCCAACTACTGCAAGAAATGTAGATAGCGCAAGAGGAAGTGGTTTAAGAAATACTTTAGCTGCTAATAATATGACGTCTCAATTATTTGATCCAAAAGAAATTCAATCTTTAATAGATAATAAAGCTGCTTTAACCAGTAATGCAACACCTTATACAATGGGATCAGTTCCTTTTAGTCCTGCTTTAGGAAATACACAACCACAAAAAATGGACATGATGACAGAATATTTTAATAGCATTGATAATAAAGCTACTGGTCCAAATATAGTTCAAAATGCAAGTGAGATTGCACAACAGGCTAAAACATTTAATACAACAGACGCTTTAAATAACTTGGGTAATACAACTGAAAAAGGATTTTTTGGTACAAGTTTAACTGACCAAGGAAAAGGTTTAGAATCATTTAGAAATTCAGCTGTAAATTTTTATAATTCTCCCAATAATACAAACAAAACAGCACAAAGTGCACTTAATTTTATGAGTGACAGACCAGGTTTGTATGGTGATGTAATTGAAAATAAAGATTTTATTCAAAATGCAATTAATCAAGGATTTTTACAAACGGAAGATGATTATAAAAATCAAGAATCTTTAGAAAACTTTATTTAAACAATGGATATTAAATATAACGAAATTCTAGGTGAATTTGTAAATACTGCAAATGATGAAAAAGTTACTCAAGCAGAATTATTACAATGGGCTGCAGAAAACCCAATGCCGATTGACGAACCTAAAAAACAAGATCCTACAATGCTTAACGAAGTAATTGAAAGTTTGACAGTCAAAGAAACACCTGATAACACTTCTATCGAAGAAGGTGTTGAATCAATTACAGAGAAGGTATAGAATAGCTTATGGCTACAATAGATAAATCATTACCCAATACAAAAACAGAGATTGAAATTCCAGGTGAAGAAGTAATTGTTGAAGAACAACAAGAGATTATTGAAAGACAAAAAGGAGGAGAACCTGAAATTGAAATGCAAGAAGATGGTGGAGCAACCATTAATTTTGATCCAGGACAAGTCAATCCAGAAGGTGGTGAAGATCACTTTGAAAATTTAGCAGAGTATTTAGAAGACAAAATTTTAGATCCATTGGCTTCAGAGTTAATGGAAAATTACACAAATTACAAAGAGTCTAGACAAGAGTGGGCTGAAAGTTATAGAGAAGGATTAAATTTACTTGGCTTTAAATACACAACTAGAACAGAACCTTTTAGAGGAGCAGCATCAGTTACTCACCCTGTACTTGCTGAAGCTGTAACTCAATTTCAAGCACAAGCTTACAAAGAATTATTACCAGCCGACGGTCCGGTTAGAACTCAAATTATGGGCGATGCAAGTGTCGCTAAAGAAGAACAATCTAAAAGAGTTAAAGATTTTATGAACTATCAAATTATGGATCAGATGAAAGAGTATGAACCTGAGTTTGATCAAATGTTATTTTACCTTCCCCTGTCCGGTTCTACTTTTAAGAAAGTTTATTATGATGATCTTTTAGGTAGAGCCGTAAGTAAATTTATTCCGGCTGAAGATCTAGTCGTTCCGTACTCTGCTACCTCATTAGAAGATGCGGAAGCTGTAATCCATGTTATACGTATTTCACAAAATGATTTACGTAAACAACAAATCAATGGCTTTTATAAAGACATTGATTTGGGTGAACCGCCAGTACAAGAAGATCAATTAAAAGAAAAAGAAAGAGAACTAGAAGGCATTCAAATGAATGGTTCTGCAGATATGTATACTATTTTAGAAATGCATGTTGATGTAGATTTAGAAGGACACGAAGATGTGAATCCTGAAGATGGTGAGCCCACTGGAATTAAGTTACCTTACATAATTACAATTGATGAAGCTAATTCAAAAGTTTTATCTATTAGAAGAAACTACGGCGAACAAGATCCTTTGAAAAAGAAAAAAGATTATTTTGTACACTTTAAATTTTTACCAGGTTTAGGTTTTTATGGTTTAGGTTTAATTCACATGATCGGTGGGTTAACACGTACAGCAACTGTAGCTTTAAGACAACTTCTTGACGCTGGAACTTTAGCTAACTTACCTGCTGGTTTTAAAACCAGAGGTGTTAGAATGAGAGATGATGCACAGCCATTACAACCTGGAGAATTTAGAGACGTTGATGTACCAGGTGGAAATATTAAAGATCAATTTATGCAATTACCTTTTAAAGGACCGGATCAAACTCTATTATCACTAATGGGTATTTGTGTTAATTCTGCTCAAAGATTTGCATCAATTGCTGATATGCAAGTAGGCGATATGAATCAAGGTGCAGCTGTTGGAACAACTGTTGCTCTTCTTGAACGTGGTTCAAGAGTAATGTCGGCGATCCACAAAAGACTTTACGTTGGTCTTAAAAACGAATTTAAATTATTAGCAGAAGTATTTAAAAGTTACTTGCCTCAAGAATATCCATACGATGTTCCCGGAGCGTCGAGAAATGTTAAGGTAAAAGATTTTGATGACAACGTAGATATACTACCTGTGGCAGATCCTAACATTTTTTCTCAAACTCAAAGAATTTCTATGGCGCAAACTCAATTACAGTTAGCACAATCTAATCCTAAAATTCATAATTTGTATCAAGCGTATAGATCTATGTATGATGCAATCGGAGTCAAGAATGTAAATGCAATTTTACCTCCTCCAGCTGCTCCTCAACCAATGGATCCAAGTTTAGAACACATCATGGCTATTAGTGGTAAACCTTTTCAGGCTTATCCCGGTCAAGATCATAAAGCACACATTGATGCTCACTTAAGTTTCATGTCAATCTCTATGGTACAAAATAATCCTATGGCAATGATGGCTTTACAAAAAAATATACTTGAACACATTAGTTTAATGGCACAAGAACAGATTCAATTAGAGTATGTTGAGGAAATGAAAGAATTACAAATGATCCAACAACAAATGGGACCTATGATGCAGAACCCACAGGCAATGCAACAAAATCCACAAGCAATGCAAATGGCTCAAAGAGTTAAACAACTAACTTCTATGATGGAAGCCAGAAAAGCAGTGTTAATTGCAGAAATGACTATGGATTATGCTAAAGAAGAAGACAAAATTAGTAGTGAAGTAGGTGGTGATCCATTATTAAAACTAAAATCAAGAGAATTAGACTTAAAAGCTAGAGCAGATCAAGATAGAACTGATAATAATACAGCTAGACTTGATTTAGACACAATGAAGGCTATGATGGACGACAATCAACACGATGAAAAGCTAGAACAGAACGAAGAACTAGCTGAAATGCGTGCAGGAGTTTCACTTACCAAACAAACAATGTCGGATCAAAGTAAAAGAAACGATTTTGGTAGAAATTTTAATAAAAATTAGTATAATTAATATATAAGGAGAAAAACTATGAGCAAAGATTGGCAAAGAGGATCAACTTTCATGAACGACGACGTCAAGATCGAAAAAGAACTTGGTTGTGGTCCGGATGGTTATTCAACAGGCGGTAAAACTATCGAAATGACTAGTGGTACTGAATCACAGACTGTGACTGTTAAAGGAACTAAAGCAATGAGAGCTGACAAGAAACCTGTAAAAGCTACTTGGTACTAACATGTGGTTATCGGCAATTAAATTAGCCGTTTCTGCTGGTAGTAAAATTTACGCTAACAAACAGAGAACGAAAATGGCTATGTCGGATGCACAGCTTATGCATGCATCAAAAATGGCTGCTGGTGAGGAAGCTTACCAAGGTAAACTTTTAGAATCTAGACAATCGGACTGGAAAGATGAATTTATTTTGATTTTGCTTTCAGTGCCCATCGTAATGCTGGGATGGAGTGTCTGGTCGGATAATCCTGTACATATGGAGAAAATGGAGCTATTCTTTCTGCACTTTGGAAATTTACCTTTATGGTACCAAACAATTTTCGTAGGTGTCATTGCAAGCGTCTATGGACTTAAGGCAACAAATTTGATAAAACAAAAATAAGGAGCAACTATTATGAGAAACGATTATGGAACAAGACCCTATGAATCAAGATACGGAAACGCTGAAAAAAAACAAGGCGCTAACGCTAGACTTGATGAATCTTTAGGAGCAAGAAAAGGAAAAGAATCTACTAAGTCACAAAGTTTTAAATCTAGAAGAGATGAGTCTAGAGGAGCAAGCAAATGATGAACAGACCTATGTATAAAGCAGGTGGTAAAACTTTAAAAGCAGTACCAAAAGGAAAGAAAAAATCACTAGGAAAATTACCTAAAAAAGTTAGAGCTAAAATGGGCTTTAAAAAAGATGGTGGAAAAATAAAATAATGAAAAACTTTTTATGTTGGCCATTAGAAATTATCAGAACTGTTTATACTAAATTAGTAGATAAAGTTTTTGGTAAAAGATGTAAATGTGCAAACATAGAAACTAATCCAGTAACTATT